TTTACTTTGAATGTTTTCCTTTAAAATAATATCATCACATAGCTCATCAACATCTGACAAACAAAAATCTACTATCTCTTCAAACTTATTATCTATAGACATTATCCTCCTAATCCACCAAGTAGTTGAGCTATGCCTGGTGGAGGACCTTGTGGTGGCAAAGCACCTCCTCCAAGCAATTCTTGTTCAGCTGTTGGTATCTCTGGCTCTTCTGCTGTAAAGAACTTATCTAAGATATTTTGCATATCATCAGGATTTTTTCTTATCTGCACAACAGCCATAGTTGCCTTTGGGTCGCCCTGTTGGGCTTGTGCTAACAATGTATCAAACAATACACTGTCTGCTTTTTCTTTTGTAATTCTATCGTTAACTCTAACAAGGTTATCTAAACCATCTAGGTTTTCTTGTAGTGTTTGTCTGTCAATAATACCAGCTTGTAGTAACTGTAAACCAGTAACAATTTTCTGTGGTTCATCATAACCAGCCATAGCTCCATAGACTCTTCGTGTCTTAAAGCTATTTGCTATATCTTTTGTTGGTTCATATGTTTCAGAGTAGAAAGTATTATCCATATATCCAGATAGTGGTTTAGTAGAGCCACCATACATTTTCTGATCCCACTCTAATCGTTTAGCATCAATCATCTCTATAGCATCAGACATAACTGTGTGATACTCTCTAATCATAAGTGACATAGATGCACCTAACTCTTCAAGTCCTCTACCAGTAGCAAATGCTAATGGTGACTGTGAATCATCAGTTGTAGGATAAGAACCACCAACACGAAGTTGTCGTTCTATTCTATCTATCTGTTGGAAAATCTGATAAGGAACATTAGATGCTGGTTTAGAAACTTGTGTACCTGGAGCTAAATAGTTAACAGCGAATCTACCTTTACGATATTGTCCTGATTCTATCTCTCCAGAAATGTTTGTTTCTGTAAACACTGCATCTTCCATTGCTATTATTGACATCACATTAATTTTTGCCATAGAAGCCATAAGTCCTATGATTTGGTCATACTGTCCTTGCAATCTGTCAAAGGCAAATTTCTTACCTATAACGAATGCAGGTCCACTATCAAGTGGATTTGGTATGAAGTCAAGAATAGTTCCTGATGTCATGTGGAATATGTAAGTTCCATCTAAGTTGTAATACTCTGCAATTAAATCTCCATCACCATTGGAGTTAGCCCAAGAGCCATTGTATGAATCTGTGTAAGCAGAAGCATAAGCATTACCTACACCAAGAATATTTGTGTTATATACATCTTTTTCTTTAGACATAATTTTGTCTTTTGCATTTGGATATGTTCTGGCTAAAGCTTCTTTAGGAACTCTACGAATGATTGCCATTTCTTTTGGTTGTTGGTCTGCACCAAAGTAACCTGGGAAACAGTTGTATGGGTCACGCAGTTCTGCACAAGGATAAGGTGTACCATTAGCATCTTTCTTTTCTCTAATTACCCATACAGAGAAACCATAACCTGGTAGCCATCTACCAACTTGTGGCATTTGTAAATCTAATTTTTGTACCTCATCATAAGCATTAACAATCCTGCCAATCTTTTCAGCTTTTTGTCTTGCTCTATCAGAGTCTTTACCATTAGGTACATCAACTTTTAAGTTAGGAATACGACCAATTTTTTGTGCTAAATGTTCTAGTCCAGACATCATAAGGTTTGGTACTGGTACTTGCCAGTCTTGGAAACCTTTTAGGTTATCACCAAGTAATGCAGTAATACCATCAGGTCCACCATTCATAATTGCACGAATACGCCCACGAGTTGTGTAAGCACTTTGATTATCAAAATGTAATTGTGTTATAGCGTATTGTATTTCTTCAGGTTTCATCTTATCCCCAAGGGCTTTCGTTCATATCGCTTATATTCCATTCTCCAAAACTAGGTGTATAATCTAATCCTACCTCAGCTAATCGTTCTTTTCCTAATCTTCTTACAACTTTCATAGGAAACCAACTAGCCATAACGACATCTGATTTATAACTTCTTGCCTTGCTAGCCTTACTAGCAGCACTTGAAAAAT